CTGGGTCTTTGCTATTGAGCTTGATGTATTGGCTGGGGTCATTTGGGTTCCTCTCATGACGCGCCCAATAGCTCCAAATCGAGCGCCATAGTCCTAATATATCAACGATCGTCTTTGGTGATAGCTCTGCTCGCAATACTTTATAAACCCAATATTCAACATCTTCAGCACTAATCTTACTGATCTGCTTACTTTGCCAATAGGGCGTTATGTGGTTGGCCACTTTGCCGATGTAAGTATCCCATGAAGTAGGAGAGACTTTGCTCTGTTCGGCATTCTGCCAAATCGGGATATAGTAGCCAAAATATGAGGCTTGACGCTTCGGTGACGCGGGGAATACGGCATCACGGTCAAATATGCCCATTTGAATCTGCTGCTCTACCATATCTGCAATCTTTTGGGCATTGGCTTTGTTTGCAGCGGTAGGCGATGTGTTTAACAATGTTTCGCTGTCCTTTTCGCCGTTCATATACCAAATAATGCGAATACTGGTCTTGAGTGGTTCGATACTGGCCACTTGATGCTCTCCTATGCGAAAAAACGTGTGTAAAAACGGCTTAAATAGCTGATATATCTAGCTTTTACAGGGTTTTGACGCTATAATAAAGGTCTGGTTTGGTAACTATTGAGCCACTAAAAAGTTCTTGGTTTGGGGCTTTGGCTCAGATGACTTGATGAAACAGCCCTCACGATGGTGAGGGCTGTTTTTTTGTGGCTAATACAGTCATTTTATAAACCTATCATCAATAATTATAGAAAATGGTTTGTCTAAATCCATTTTGATCGTCTTTGCTTTTTTATTTGCAATTCGAGTCAGCTCGTTAATATCATAAGGCTTGTTATTGTGCAGTACAACGCTCCCGTCTGGCATCTTGTCCACAATAGCTTTACGTCTAGCTCCACGATTGATATGTTCATTGACCATTTTTTTATCAGTCGCTAGGAATAGCTTATCGCGGCAACGGTATAAACTTAATGGTAATGGCATGGCTATCTCCTTCGTTCTATATTATTTTGACAGTCTACGCAGCGCGTAACACCTCCCAATGAGCGGCGACGCTCAGGGATGTCTTCGCCACAGTCTAAGCACTCCAATGAAGACGGCTTGTCAAAACGCGCGGCCTTAGCTAAATTACGTTCTAACTCTTCTTGCGCTTGGTCGTTGGCGCGGTCGATAATATCGCTCATTTCTTTTTACCTTTTGATTTAGTCTTACGGTTATTTTTAGGGTTATGCGGAATGCTGTTTTGTCCTTTAAACTGAAAAGGTGCGTATTTTTTTGGCATGAGCTGAATACGCATGGGCAATATGTTTTAAGTAGTTGTCGCCTGACATTTTATTCCACCTTTTCTATAAGTTTAATTTCAGCTGATGCAAATGTAGTCACCTCTACAGAAAGTGTTTCTTTGCACTCTTCACAAACTATATTTTGAGGTTCACCGAATAGGGTTTTGTTTTCAGAAAGTTGACCAAACTCAATAAGCTCTGATGGCAGTATTTCATTTTTACAATTCGGGCATTCAATGTAATTTTCTTCTTCAATTTCAATTATGAACATTGTCTTTTCCTATTTTTATTTCAGTAAGTGATGCAAACTTGCGTTCTTGATAAACTTCGACTTCACAGCGCATTTCGATCTTGTCTTTGTTGATGCTGTAATGCTTGCCTTGATAAAGCTCGCGCTGTTTGTGCGTTGGGTGCATAGAGCAGTCGATCATTTGACCGCTCTCGGTGTCGAACGTTAGCCAGTGCAGTGGACTGGTTCGGTCATAGGGGAATAGGACGCGGATTAGTTTCATGTCACGCCACCTCGCGTCGTAAAATACACTCATGCTCAGATTTGATGTAAATTTGGCATAAGTAACCCTCACCAACCACAATGCCGCGTGCATACTTTTTCCTGAATTCTGCTGTATCCTTTTTAGCCATGTGACTGGCATACCAAAACGGCTTGCCATGATCTTTTGGGTCACTAATTAAGCGAGGTTTATTAATGAACAATCTTGCCTTACCGTAGAGATCAACTACAGCCCATTTAAATTTTTTAGGCTGGTCTTTAAAAACATCCTGTATCAAACCTTTAGCACTCGGATCAACGCCAGACATTCTTTTTAACAAAGTTGATTTGCCATTACGTCTGGGGCTTTCTATTAATCTAGTCATCGTTAATTACCTCAAAACATGGCTCGCAATATTCACCTGCCATTTGGTGTGCTTCTTTAGATAACGGACCGCCGCAGCGCTCGCAAGTATGATCCCAGCCTGTTATTTCTTTGATGGTTTCCTCGATTCTAATATTTGCTAGATTGATGTCATCATCGTGTATTAGGGCTTTTATTTGGCCTAATCGTTCAACGACTGGGCTAGCTGATAGTTTTTTCATTAGTTTGGTTCCTTGTTAAATATCCGTTGTTCTATAAATAACTTCTATTGATACTGTGACCTCAAAATTTTTTTCACAGTTTGGGCATTCTTCATCCCAGCAATCGCTATCGCCATTCCAGCATTCGATCCAATCCGTCGTATCGTTTTCATATCCACAATTCGGACAATTGATTGTGTCGGTCATAAAACTATCTCCCCTTATCTGCTAAATCACGACTTGCCTTAAGCTTGTCAAAAATCTTATTACCATTGGCAAACCATTCATGGATCTCCACTGGTGGCTGTGGCCGACAATCGACATTCATAATCGTTATACAGGCTGCATACAGACCGCCATCTAAACTTCGTAAGCCATTCATATCAAACGGATAAGCATGGCCGTTGTATAACGACAATAGAAAATCACGGCACACGCGACTGCCTCCGCAATCATCCAAGGCCATCCTTAAAACCTTGGTAAGCGCTTGCTTATGTTGTTCTTGTTTGGCTGCACGTTCGCGCGAGTAATCTTCTACGTCTATTAATCCTGCTAATAATGGATTCATGGTTTAGTTTCCTTTTTTGGTTTGGTTTGGTTAAGTTAATTCTAGATTTTTGGGCATCTCAAATACCCAGCAACGCATAGATCTATTAGCAAGTTTGGAGGCGACAACCTTGTTGGCTGCGATAAACTTGTATTGACGCGACTGACGCAGCGCGTTGTGCATATCCGCTTGCGGCGGTAAGTCATAGCGATATTCATTCGCGAGCTGATAGATCTCCGGCATACTGATAGCGAGTCGACTTGGATCTTTGCTGTGATTGATATGCAAGCGGCGGATGTGATGACCTGCGCCTTCAATCTCATTGGGCGCGGCATTTAAGCGCTCGAGAACATCAAAGAACTGGATATTGAGCGGATGCTCAGTATCAAGCGTTTGATCGCGTTCGGTAGCCATGTTGAATACTTCTTGCTTGACCGCCTCACTAATACGCGCAAGGTCGGGCAGTACTAGCGTCAGCGCGTCAAAAAGTGCGAGCAGCTGCGCGTGACAATGAGCGACACGAAAGGCTTTTATGCCGCTATCTTTGAGCCAGTTCTCATGGCCCATCTTGCTATCAAAAAAGGCTTGTAGCACCTTGTCCTCCATCTTGAGCACATCGACTAAGAAATGGCTGACATCCTCACTTTGTAGCGCTTCGATACGACGCGCCGCGGCTTCACTATCGCGCGTTTGATTCTCAACGGTATAGAACAGATGACAGATACGGCTTAGCACGGCTTTGGAGGCGACAACGGGTAAGTTCTGACTAATGACGATCGTGCCGCGAAACGGTGGCTCATAAACTTCATTACCGGCTGACTTGACGCCGCGTGTACCAATCGTGCCGCCGTCATATAGGTTTTTGAGCTCGTCCCAATTAAACTGAGAGTTACGGCCAGTCCCCGCACCATCACGGTCCGACTCAATAAAGACGCTGGGCATGTTTGACGTTTGCGATAGTGACCGCAAGCGGCCGGCTTTGGTGGTTTTATTAGGGTCGATACCCTCGTATGAGTCACGGCCTATCAAGCGCCAAAAAAAGCTAAGTAGCGTTGATTTACCGGTACCAGGCTCACCGACGATCTCTATAAATGGAAAAGACTTTTGACGCTCGCGGATCTGCTGAGCAAATAAACTGCCCATAAAACCGACTAAACTAATGACGCCTTGCACACCCCAACCAGTGACGATATCGGCTAACCAATTCGCCGGGTCTTTGGGACGGTCGCCAATCTTGATATTTGGACTTGCTGCTAGTGTCTTTAGGCTTTTATTATTAGGTAGATCAAAATAATCGTCTTTGTTAAGCGGATAGGTAATGCCGTGGCGTATCGCGATATCATTAAAGACATAGGTTTGATGGTCTTTGCTGTAACCGATAAAGTCGATGGTCTCCACGGTTTTGATACCGTTAATCATGCGGCCCAGCATGATGTCGAGCTGCTTGGAGTTGCCTTGGTAGATGACGCCTGGTGCGACTGACAGTAGGCGCTTTTTGAACTCACCAGCAGCGGATAACTGACTACCCGTAAAAGTGTTTTTGGTATCGCCTTGCGCGGTGCGGATGCGGAAAAAATACCAGGATTCATCTGTCACTAGATTCTGCTGATAATAGAGCGCTTGCGGCTGACAGTTCATGATCTGAGTGACACTAATGCAGGATTGCATCAGTTCGTCATGCCACAGCTGCAGGGCTTCTTTAAGCTCTTCTTCAGTGTTAAAAAAGTCTTCAGTCGGCTCACTATCCGCGTCCATCTGCTTGGCCTTGTCAAAGCTATCGCTATCAACTTTGACCCAGTACGTGCACTGGTTAAAGAACATATAAAAGCTAGTAGTACCGTATTGGTTATACGTTAATAGCGCTTTATCTTTTGCCGTCTCAGCGATGAGCAGTTCACCATAAAAGCGATAGCGCTCAATGTCTGACTTGGTGAGTTTGCCGGCCTTATGTAAGTCGTTCCAATCTGCGCCATCGCTGTACTCGCTCGATTGAGCCGCAGCGACCTCCCAGCCGTTTTGACGCGCGGTAGCGACTAGCTTATCCGTAGCGTTACGTCCGGCTGTGTCGCTATCTAATGCAAAGATAAGCTTTGGTAATGGCTTGCCAAGCTCGGACATACGCGTCTTTATTTGCGCTAAAGTATGCGCGGGGAAGTTGCCAGCGGTGATATTGCTGATCGCGTGTAGGCCGTTTTCGGTCAGTGCCATCGCGTCAAAGATGCCTTCCGTTATCCACAACTCTTTGACATAAGGCCAGACGCCTTGTCTTAGGTGCAGCTTTGGCGGTAGCCATGCGTGACCTTTAAACTTAAAGCCGGTCTGTACCCGCGCTTTTTTGATATTGGCCGCCGGTTCGATAAGGCGTTCCCAATAGCCAAGCGTCTGACCTTCGCTAGTGATATTGAAGCGGACGCTGGGGCAGGTGAAGTCAGAGTGAAAGTCCTTGAACACTTCTTGCGTGTAGCTGCCTTGCCATTTGATAATGTCAAAGCCGCGCCCAGACTGCAGATAGGCATCAGCGGTGGCATTAGGGTTTTGCGGCGTGGGTGGGTTCTTCTTCGTCCAGTTGGCGAATATATCTGGATAGATGTCACGGGTAGAGGCTTGGTAGTTGCACTTGTTGGCGCGGCCGCATTGGATCGTCCAAGGTGCATCCGCACCAGTAAACAGCTCCTTTTTATTGCATGAAGGGCAGCGGCCATAACGCAAAAACTGTCTGTCGCTGGAGAATTTGAGGCCATAATCTTGTACGAGGCGAACAAGAAGCTCGCTACGGGTATCGTCTTGCATGGATTGCATAAATTACTCGTCTGGTTTGGTGGTTTTGGTTTATGTCTGCGCTGGTTAGGTTGTTTGCATATCTAACAATGACGGCACTACGGTGCGAATGATCTCTTGCTGGGTGACGAATACGTGTCCGCATTCTTTGTTTTTGCAGCAATGCACAATGTCACGTAAAAAAGGGGTAACGACGTAAGTGCGTTGTACACGAGTTAGGGACTTGCAAACTGGGCAGATCATAAAGATTCCTCTGATTAATGTTTGACGATGTGGCTGATGTCAGCAGTGGTACGTGATAAAGATTGATCAATCAGCCAAGTCGTAAACTCATCGACATCCATACCGCGCTCAGCTGCTTTTTTCTCCAGTAGCTGCTTCTCTGCGGCGGATGGGGTCATCTCAATGTCGATTTTATGCGGCATGGATACCTCCATCGGTCAGTCCGGTACCGCTTCCGCCCCCAAACATCGCTAGAAAGTGCGTCATGGGTAGCTCGACTCTGTTGGTGGATGGCAGTAACATAGCAATAGGTTGTTCATCGAACATCAGCTGATGTAGCTGAGCCATTGCTAGTTGGCGCACTAAGGTGGCTAGATCGACACCGGCTTTTTCGGCATGGGCCAGTAGGATCTGATGATCGTAATAATCAACGCTAATCTTGATCGGGTTGTCACGTAGCTTTTTGGTATTGGGATTCATGGTTTGGTTTCCTTTTTTGGTTTGGTTTATTCAGTATTCGTACCGGCTCTATAGCGTCGCAGCGCTACAAAGCTCATGGAACGGTTTTCGGACTGTGCTGCGAGTATCAACTCTTGATGCTCGCTAGGGGTCAGTCTGATTTGTACAGGTTTGCGCTTACCATCTTTGAGATGAGGCAGCTCACCCTTTGGCGTGGCTCGTAATGTGGTTTGGTTCATTTGGTGGTATCCTATAACTAATTAAAAGCGTGTTACTGTGGTACGGTTTTATAATACAGTCAAATGAACGTATTTACAACCATTCAAATGAAATTATAGGAGGTTTTTATGGATATAGTAGAGATTGGCAAGCGCTTAGAAGCCGAACGTCAGCGATTGGGGCTGATGGCTACTGAAGTCTATGACGATAAGACGATTGGAATTGCGCAGACGACTTATAAAAACTATGAAAGTGGTAAGCGCGATATGCCAGCTTCATTGTTAATCAAGCTATGGAATATTGGCTTTGATGTGATGTATATTTTGACGGGTCAGCGCTTAGAAGATATTGCGCTTGATGTACAGGCACATGGCAGCGTGCCAAGTTATCACCAGCGCCTAATTCATCTGCCTGAAACCATGGATACTGATGCGCCATCAGATAAGCTACTGGTAGCGATGTACCACGCAGAGGAGTCACTGGTACAAGCCGGTGCTAGCGCCAACGAGGATTATGATTATAAGACGCTAGCGACACTGGGATTAGGTTTGATAAATACAGTCAAATGAACGTATTGATTATTGATTGGCGTAAAAAAACCAGTCACTAGGACTGGTTCTTTACTACTATTAAGTAAGATTAAAACGGATTGTTGGTCGTATCATCACGGCCTTGTATTAATTCTAGCAAGTCAGCACTGGTCATACTAATGCGAGCATTAGGATCGGCTTCGTGTAGCGTCTCTGACATGTCAACGATAATCGCGCGTAGCGACTGGATAGTAGCGCGGTCTATCTCACGCTGTTCTTGCAGCTCAAAGGCTTTGGCTTTCCAGTCTTGATCTACTTTTTTTGATGTATCCACCTCTAACAGTTCTGCTTTAAGCTCTTCGGCCGCAGCAGGATTGGTCGTTTGCTCGGTGGGATTGCTTGACGTTGGTACAGCTTCACTACAATCCAAGCGTATCGCATCGATGCGCTTGCCATCTATTTCGGAGTTGAAGGTAATCGTTGCCGGACTTACAATTAGTTTGGGAGTTTGCAAGGCGCATAGGGCATCGATAATTTCCATATGCGTATAGAGGTTATCTGAATGTGCAACAATAGCTTGTTGTACTTGATATATATCTAATGTCACGACGTTTAAATTATTAGGACTATGATCAAACTCTATATTATGATGACGTTTGGTCACATACAAAGCATTGAAAAATTTGCGCAAGATAGTACTATTTTTCTGACTGATATGGATTCTTGTTTTTGTCTTCCATTTAAACATCACATTGGTTTTTGTAACGTGTCTAGTTGTCATAGTGGCCTCCCTATACTTTAGTAATAGCCGGTTGGCCAAACGATGATTTGATAAATACCCAGACGCGGCGTGATTTATTTAATAGTGCGCTTGCCATGACGGTATTCGCACGATGAAAGCGCGGCGTGTCGCTGAGGCGTAACGCTTTGTACAGTAAGCTAGTATCTGGCAGCTCCCACGGTTCGGCTAGCGCATAGATGTCGGGGATGCTGATCGCAAGCTCATGGGCCTTATGACTGTGATTGATTTTGGCTAGATCTTGAGTAGCGACAAAGCGCCAAAACTGATCTAGGGCGTACTGTAGCTCAGGCGTCATCACTGGTGCTGGGTTGGTGGCCGTTACTGGGCTGCCCATCACCTTATGTAAGGCATTAACCACTTCGCGCTCATTGTGACCGGTCAGCTGTGCCATCTCTGGAATGGTCATCGAGCGGGAGTAGCGCACCCAGTCGGCATCGGTGATGGCTGGTGGCTGATCGGCTACTGGAACACCCGCTTCGCGGTCTAGGATATCAAGTACCCACTTGCGGAAGTCTTTGGCGATTTTGGTACGGGAAAACATGGCGATTAGGTGGCAGCCGCGTAGGGAGAAAATGCGGGTTTTTGCGCTGAAAGCCCCTGAATTCAACGTGCGACCCATTTCGGGTACGTGGGTTAAATCTAACATTTGAGTCATGCTATCGCTAAACTCGCTTTTATTACGATTGTATAGCTTAGTGATACCGCCAACCATTTCATACCCTAGCGCTTTGGCTAGGTCAGCTGAGGTCATCCAAATCTGACCTTCGCGCTTAACTGGGTTGAGGTCGTTGCCGTTGAATGATAGCGTCATGACTTCGTTGTTCGCTTTATTGGCTGTGTTATACTGTGACATACTAATTAGCTCCTTGAGCAGATTGGTTAAGTTGATTAGCTTTGATAAAGCTGATCGCTTGTGTTCTAAAGGCAGATACTTCTTGGCGGGAGCGGTCTGCCTTTTTTATTGTCTGCGATAAATCCATCACCGCTATGACCAGCTGTTGATTACGTATGTAATCGTTAATTTGCTGGGTGGTATTAGGTTTCATTTTTACATTCCTTTTGTTGTTTGAGCATCGCTTGCTCAAGGTGGTAATTAATTTCTGATGATAGTGTCCGATGATTGATTTTTGCTTGTTCATCAATCCAGTTTTTAAGCTCATGTGAGCTAAAACGTATTTTCAATTGTGGAAGTAAGCGACTTGGATACATGGAGTGTTCCTTTTATAGGATTTTTAAGTGATAAAGTTTATCATACCCACTGGATATGATTAGCGATGTTATACCCACTGGATATGATTGTCAATACCTAGTGGGTATGAAATACTATCTTTATTTTAGGATCGTCAATGAGTGATAAGCATACGACCGTTCAATATCAGCTACGGTTGCCTGAAGAACTAAGAAACACTATTAGAGAATCAGCTAAAAATCATAATCGTTCAATGAATGCTGATATCGTTGCACGACTTGAAGCTAGCTTCACTGAAGAAGAGCAGCGCCAAGACGTGGTTATGAACGTGGTATTTGATGACCGATGGTTTGATGAAACAGGGTTGTCTAGGGAAGAGTTTGGCGCGTTTGTGCGTATGGCGGTGCAGAGCAATGTTGCTCAATATAAGGTTGATAAGGACTAGGTATGTTTGAGACGATAGTGATCGTAGCCATACTAGGTTTTGTTGTCTGGGCGTTTTTTACGCCGCAAGGCAAAGCCAAGATAGCAGAGATTCAGGCAGAAGAGGCGCAAAAAAAAGAAGATAAGCTGCATCAAAAAGCGTGGAAAAACAAATATGGTGAATATTTAGTTTTAACACATGACGCCACTGACCATTATATTTATATTGATGATATTGTTCAGCGCCAGAGTGATTGGGTTGTTTTAGCGACTGATGCTGTCAGCCATAACCAAAAAACGATAGCAGTAAATGATATTCTGCAAATGCAGTCTAAGACATCACCAAAATATTTTAACTTTAGCAATGACATTGTGAATGAGCTGCATCAGCATCTTGGTAAGATGGTTTCAAATTCTGATCCTAGCTCATATCGATCTAATGAGTACGATTCGACGGATGACCAGCATACTGACACTCCTCCTCCAATCCCACAAAACATCGAACCACGCCAACGCGTCCCCAAAGAGGAGGCCAGTCATACGATGGTTTATGTCGATAGTAAAGGTAGTTTGTCAGAACGTGAGATTAACTTGCGTGGCGTAGAAGCCAAGAACGGTAAGTTGTACGTCAATGCTTATTGTTTTAAGCGTAAGCGCTTGCGTACCTTTGTCGCTAAAAATATCATATCCCTACGTGACTATGCGACAGATAAGACCTTTACCGACGAAGATGAAATTTATAATGAGTTACTGGCTTGGATAACTACAACCCAGCCTCACACTTAACTCTTGACTGATAGCCACTACCTGACAAGTCGTGGCTGACCTCCATCACCATCCAATCATGCGCGTCGATATAATCACGGAAACCGGCCACCTGTACCGTCGCCTCTGCGATGATATCTGGTCGACCTACTGCAAACTGTAACTCAAACTCTGCCACCTGCCTATCTTGCTGCTTGGCTTTCGCCTTAGCCGCTTTGGTTGCTTCCGCTTTATTTTTGGCGACTTTGGTGATTACGGACGACTTGTCCTCTGGCAGTTTATCAACCTCACTGACTGCGCCGGCTGCGTCCACTTTGATGTGCTTAATCTTAGCGCTTTTACGGTCGCGGTAGCTAGCAATAGTCTCATTATAGTCGCTGGTACGATCTGCCCGGCGATAGCGATGGTTGTCGCCGCTTGTGCGGGTAATAGTGATAATACCTAAATCCTTACCACTTGCGCTCTTGCCATTGGCGGTAGGCTTGATAATCAGATGGCCGTTTTTGATACTGACAGACAGATCATTTTGTTTGGCCAATCGCGTAAGCAAGTTCAGATCAGATTCGCGGGTTTGATCGACATGCTCAAACGCGATCGCGCTCGACTCGCTATCGATAGATAATGCGAGACTATGACGGCTGCACACCTTACCGGCGATATCGTTTAAGGTGATGTCATGATAACTCTCTGAGCGCTTAGCCTTAAGGGTGCTTTTCATATCAGCGGCTTTGGCGCGGATCTGTATCTGATCGGGCGTACCGCTATGCTCGGCTTCATCAATAGTAAACGCACCTTTATAGACCAGCTCACCGCTATAAGGCATGCCTAGCCATAGATTAATGGTATTGCCTTCTGTCGGTAGCGGCATCCGCGCATCAGTGTCATCCAGTGCTAGTGTCAGCTCATCTGACTCCAGACCGCGCTTGTCGATCATAGACAGGTTAATCAAGCGGCGACTGATCTCAATCGTCTGATCCACGCCCTCAATCTCAATCATAAATAAATGCATATCAGCGCCTAAAAATAATAATCATTGACAAGGGTGGCGATATTATCCCGCTGCAGGTCGTCTTGGAGTTTGATCGCCACGCTAAATTCGACTTTGCGCGGTGTGCCATCGACATTTAGATAAGCGCGCGTCTCATTAATCTCTGTGATATAGCACATGCCAAAATAGTAGCCCGTGCCGTCCATCAGCGCGTATAGCTCACCAGTTGCCGCCATATCTCGCAGAATATCGAGCGTCAAATGGTCATCAGTAATCTCCGGATATAAGATACCAGGCAAGGTGATACTGTCGTTATCCTGCCCCAGATATTGCATACGTGGCCTAATACCAACTGTGTTGCCGGTGGCATAGCGGTACGATGAGCGGCGCTCGATACTGTCAAAAGCAGTACCTAACGTCTCAAATACGAATAGTCCTAAACTGGCTAACATGCTAATCCTTATATGCCTTAATCAATATCAGATAGACGGCTACGGTAACGGGCGGCAGTGTCACGCTGTAAGCGCTCCATCTCACGGCGTACCATCTGCGCGGTAGCGTGTGGGTCTGCACCGCCATTGATATTAATGGTGATATTGCCCATGCTCATAGCCGCACTGCCACCGCTACGCATTGCAGCGTTACTAGGCAGTACCGTCCGGCGACGATCAAGGTTAATCGGTGGCTGGGTGATAATGCCGTCATTGCTGTTGCCACTGCGCTTGATATAGCGACCCGCGCCGGTGATGGTGTCTAGGTTGATAGGGGAGTAGTTCGCCATTAGCTTAGTGACTTTGCTCATGGCTTTGAATGGCATCTTGGCAAGGCCGGTGATGCCATCTGCTAGACCGTGCATCATAAAGCCACCGTATTTGGTAAATACACGGCTGGGGCTGTGGATGTCCATACCACGTGCGCCTGTGAACGCACCTTTAACCCGCTTTACTACACTGCTAATAGAATTGATAACCGCTTGAGCTTTTCCTAAAATACCGTTTTTTAGCCCCTCAAGCATGTTCATACCGTATTGCTTAAACTGAGCAGATAAACCAGACAAGTAGGGCCATACGGCTGCAAATGCGCGGATAAATAGACCAACGGGGCTAAAGCTTAGTAGTGTGGCCACTAATGATGCAATGCCACCGCTGAATAGCGACTTGATACGTGCCCATAGTTGCATTACCGTGTTTGTCAGTGCCGTCCATGCTGCTTGCATCACTACTAGTAGCCGTGTACCAAAGCCCATGACAAAGTTGACTACTACCATAATGCCATTGGTAAATGCTGTGCTAATAAACGTCCAAAGTTGTGATACTGCCGTGGTAATCGCTGTCCAAGCTGTTTGTAGCGCTAACAATAACCGCGTACCAAAACCCATGACGAAGTTTATAACTGCAGTAACACCATTATTGAATCTGGTTTTTATACTCTCCCACAACTGACTGGTATAAGTCTTTACAGCCTCCCACTTTGTAGAAAAGTAAGTGGTAATTGCTGTCAAAGCATTATTAAATATAACTTTTACTCGCTCCCACAATGCAGCGAACATAGGGCCTAGTGTGTCCCAGTTTTTATAAATGAGATAGGCAGCACCAGCTATTAGCGCGATAACAATTAAAATAGGGTTTGCCATCATCACAGCGCCTACAACACGTAAGACCTTTATAACTCCCAGTAGCGACTTGCCGATTAAGCCCACGGCAGATACTACAGCTTTACCAACAAAGCCAAACGCGCTCCAAAGCATCCGTAATGGTGTAAGTGTAGATGGTAGACCTAAAGTAACCAGTGACGCGCGTAATAGCGCCATCGGTCCTAATATACTGAGCATCACCACGCCGATACCGCCAATAACGACCGCGCCTATAGCTAGCGTGGCAAATAGCTTGCCTAGTACCGCCATTAGCGCAGGGTTAGCGTTAGCAAATTCAGTCATGCGCCCAATAATCTTAGTCATCGACTGCAAAAACTCACGTAATGCACCACCGTTAGTATCAAACAAAGCAGTACGAAAAGCATCAATCGCGCTCGTAGTCTCTTTCCAGTCGCCCATAGTATTGTCACTCATCGTATTAGCGACATTAGCGGCTTCGCCATTTGCGGCTTGCAGTGTAGTGACCATCTTTTGTAGCTCACCGTTACCGGCTTGATCGACTAATACTTTCATGGCGTTACTGGCCTCAACGCCTGATATCTTGCTAAATATCTCTAACTGCTCGGCATTGCCTAGATTTTTGGTTTGCTCATAGACATCTTTTAATATTTCGGGCATATCCCGCAAATTACCGGATGCGTCAGTCGTACTAATGCCTAATCTATCCAGTGCGGCGGCTGCGGCCTTCGGTGGGGCCGCCATGCGTAGCATAATGGCACGTAGGGCAGTACCGCCCATTGACCCTTGCATACCGGCATCGCCAAGCTTACCTGCCATAGCGGCGACTGTTTGTAGGCTAATATTAAGACCAGCAGCACCGGGCGCAGCATATTTCATGGTTTCGCCAAGCATACCTACATCGACGTTAGCACGAGTAAAGGCGGCAGTTAGAACATCGGCAACATCTGTCATTTTGCTAGATTCTAGATTCATGCCTGATAGTATATTTGACGCAATATCAGCGGTAGAGGCCAGATCCATATCACCCGCGAGCGCTAAGTCAAGCATACCCGGCATAGCAGCTTTAATAGATTCAGGCGTAAAACCCGCCATAGCCAAAAACTTTTGCCCTTGCGCGGCATTGGCTTGCGTAAAGGCTGTTGTAGCGCCAAGCTGTCGAGCTTGCGCCTCAAGCATTTTGTACTGTTCGCTATTCTTATCAAGCCGTGTGACCGCTTGGACGCGTGACATTTCAGCTTCAAATTCAAGTCCAGGCTGAATAAGACGAGAGCCGCCATATACCGCCGCTGCACCGCCCACCGCTAAGCCTGTCGCTTTACCGCGCATCTCACGCATATTCTGCGACTGTTGCTGTAAACGGCGGACTGCCCGCATCCGCTCTTCCTGTATTTGCAACCGCCTATTGGTACGTTCAATATTCTGAGCTAGATCGCGTTCATGTGCTGACAGATTGTTAGTGTCTATGCCTGTGCTTTTGAGCCTATTTCGAAGCTGATCTAAATGCTCGTGCTGACTAGACAAGCGGTTATTAAGACGCTGTGACTCACGACCGGCAGCCTCAAACTGGCGTACCAATGAGGCTGTGGGGTTGGTGGTGGCATCCATTTGTCGCTGCAAGTCTGCCAGACGCATGCGATTTTTATGTGCGGCCTCACCTGTCTCCAAAAGTGCTTGCTTTTGCTGCTTAAAGCTGTCAACGAGACGCTGTTGTTTTTGTAATTGTTTGGCTGCTTTTGATGTTTCACCAAATTGACGACCCAATCTATCAGCCTGACTAGCGATAGAGCGCATAGGCGCGGTCATCTTATCTAGCAGCTCAATCTGTGCTCTGAAGTTTAAGTCTGCCATGTCGCGCCTATTTGTTTATTTTGGTTCCCTCATGAATGAGGTTACCAGTAGTTAATCATCGGGAGCATGACGCAATCTAGCGCGCTCCCGCCAATCTTGTAGTTCCTCTATATCCATGTCCTGCATGTCGTCCAA